ACCAAATAAGTATTATTTATCAGATCACTCAACAATCCTTGGCGTGCCAGGAGCTGGCTGGTCCCCTTCTCAAGTAGAAGTTACATATACATACGGAACTCCACCTCCTACAGCTGGTCGTGCCGCTGCTCGTGTGCTCGCTACAGAACTTGTAAAGCTTTATGAAGATGACGACACTTGCGCTCTTCCACAGAGAGTTACATCTATCTCTCGCCAAGGCGTCTCATACACATTACTTGATAATCAAGACTTTATTGACGAACTTAAGACTGGCATCTATGCCATTGATCTTTTTCTAAAAACAGTTAACCCTGATAAAGCCCGTGCTCGTGCCCGTGTCTTTAGCCCAGATCAGCCTCGTGCTCGTCGTATTACTGGTGCTTCTCCTCTGTATCCACTTAGTGCCTTTGATCTTTATGTAACTGCAGATGGAACATCTAATCTTTATTATTTCTCAGAGATTAATGCAGATTTTCTTGATGGAAGCAATGCTTGGACTATTCAAATAGATTTCTCTGATATCAATAGCAACACCACATCAACTATTACCAATGCTGGCACTATTGATAGAGTAGAAAATACAATAAGAGTAAGTGCAACATACAAGCAAGTATTAGATGTAATAGGACCTCGTGACCCAGGAATTATGGATATGTATGCAGTACGTCCAAGCCTTGCAAATCCAGCAGTCAACGAGATTGTTCCGCTAGTTTCAGGTAATATTATTATGCAGCTCGGCGAACGAACGATTCCAATTTATACTGTGTAACTAGAAATACTAAAAGACAAGAGGACATATGGGCTTAGATGTAAACACCGCAGCAGTATCTGCAGACGCTAAAAATTTAGCTAATTTAATGCAAAATGTTTTAAATGCAGTTATTAGTACTTACACTTCATACACAATGCCTTTACCTAGTCGTCGTTACTACACTCTAGGATCCCCAGCAATTGATTGTGAACAGTTAACTGTCTCTATGTTGCAAATGTATATTGGAACTCCCGGCGATGAGGCAACTTCTCCTCGTAGGTGTAGTGATCCTCGCTCAGTAACTCTTTTAGTTCAAGTTTCTCGTGAAGTTCCTTCTGTAGGACAAAACGGAAGAGCTCCGTCAGGAGACTCAATTCAAGATGGTGCTGAAATATCTGCGTATGATGCATGGATTTTGTTGGACAGTGCAAGAACTTTGGATCAGTGGGACCCAGCAAATTTTGGTCTTGGCGTTATTGCAACGGTAGAAGCTAGCTCTCCAGAGGGTGGGTTTCAAACTGTAACTATGACTATAACTATGGCGGTTCCATAATGCCAAATGTTATTTTCTATCCAAGTGCTTTAGATAGACTACTTAACTCACGATCAGGTGCGGTAGGTATATATCTAAAAGGAAAAGGCGATGAAATTCTAACTTCCGCTCGTGCAAGAGTTGGAGTAAGAACTGGTGCACTTAGAGCATCTTTACATATGAGACATATGAGAGATCCTAGAGGGCAACAACTTTGGATAGGTTCTGAGTTAAATTATGCTCTGGCCCATCACGAAGGAACAAAACCTCATGTAATAAGACCTAAAAGCGGAAAAATGCTTAGGTTTGTTTCAAGAGGACAAGTGATTTATGCTCATGTTGTAAATCATCCAGGAACACAAGCAAATAGATATTTAGCTGACGCTCTTAGAGACAAGCTATAATATTGAGTAACAATAAACTATTAAAATAGTTTATAAACGACAGAAAAGGAATAATAGATGACAACACGATTTAAGGATTTTGGAACTGGCGGTGAAGTTAATTCAACACCATTGTCTTTCAAACTTCATGGCGAAGAGTTTCATTGCCATAAAAATCTTCAAGGTAAAGCCTTACTAGATATGGCTACTAGTGCAGGTAAAGGAGACACCACTGATGTTTCTTATACAGTTACTAATTTTTTCTCTAAAGCTTTAGTTGAAGAAAGTTACGAAAGATTTCTTAAACTATTAGATGATCCAGAAAAGATTGTGACCATCGAGTCACTCGGTGAAATAACTGCTTGGCTAGTGGAAGAGTACTCAGGCCGCCCTACGCAGGGGCCAGAGCAATCTCTGAGTGGGCAGTAGAACTCTGGCCTTATGTTAATGGAAAAGCCCTAGTGAACGGAATCAATTTGTCTCAGATGGAAATGTCAGACATGTTAGATGTCATGCATTTTTTTATGGAAGAGGACTTTTCTCAGTCATCAACTGCTGAACAAAGTGAAGCCAAAGATAAAGCTAGAGAATTAATTTACTCTTCTCTTTACAATAGAACATACACTTTGGGCAAAAAACGTAGTAACTATCAGACTGCAAATTCTAGTGGAGAATTTTATGAAGATAGTTCAGTAGATCCTTTAAAGGAACCTACGAAGTCTTTTATACCCGCAACAGACTTCAACCCTAACTCACCAAAACCTTTTGGTGATGTATTAGATGCCCCTTTAGGGCAATAACAGTAGACATTGGAGGTGATGGCACATGGCACTTGTAGGTGAAGCACATATATTAGTCAAAGCCATCACCACTGGTGTGCAAAAAGACATTGATGATGCTTTTAGCGGAGTAGATTCTACTGGAGATCGAGCTGGCGGTAGAGCAGGTAAAGCTTTTTCTAGAGGATTTAGAAACCAAACTGATGGAAGAATCATGTTTGGAAAATTTTACGATGCTAAAACATTAGCTGGTCTTCAAAAAACAAGACAAAGATTTTTAGATTTAAACGCTACAGCATATTTATTGTCAGTAGGTATTGTTGCCGTAACTGGTGTTTTAGGTTCTTTAATAGGTGGTTTAGGTGTTGTTGCAGCAGTAATTGCAGCTTCTGTAGCTCCAGCATTTTTAGGCTTAATCGGACTAGCAACAACACTTGTTGCCGTTATAGGTACGTTAAAGGCAGTTTTTAGTGGTGTAGGAGATGCATTAAAAGCTCAAGGGAAAGCAGCTGAAGGTGCTGCAGAAAGAGAAAAAGCTTATGAACGAGCTACAAGAGATTTAGCAGATGCAAAATACAATTACAACGAAGTTGTAAAAGAAACTGAAAGAAGAACAAAACGAGCTGCAGATGCAATTGAAAATGCAGCAGATTCCGAAGTAGATGCAAGAAGAGCTGTAGAAGCTGCAGAACGTGATTATCAAGATTCTGTAGAAGCTACAGAAGATGCTCTTGAAGATGTTACAAAAGCTCGTGAAGAAGCTAAAGAAGCTATTCAGCAACTTCGCTTTGAGCTTGAAGGCGGAGTTATCTCCGAAAAGAAAGCACGACTTGAGTTTGAAAAAGCTCGTGATTCTCTACAGCGTGTTCAAGATCTTCCACCTAACTCTCGCGCCCGTCGTGAAGCAGAGCTTGCATTTGCTGAAGCAGATCTTAACCTCCGACGTGCCATTGATAAAAACGGAGATTTAAGAAAAGCAACAGCTAAAGCTAATAGAGAAGGAATTAGTGGAAATAAAAACGTATTAGCTGCTGAAAAAGATTTAGTAAAAGCTCGTCAGGCTCAAAGTGATGCTGAAGTAAATGCGTTTAAAGCAAGCAAAGATTTAACAAAAGCAACCAATGCATATGCTGAAGCAGTAAAGTACGCAGAAGAAAACGGCGAATTATTTAAACAAAATTTAAGAGATCTTGAGCTTGCACAAAGAGCAGTAGATGACGCACTGCAAGCACAGAAAGACTCTTTAAAGAGCAACGGTATAGATGAATACCAAAAAGCTATGGAAAAACTTTCCCCAGCTGCTCAAGAGTTTGTTAAAGCTATGGAGCCTATTAAAAAGGCTTTAAGTGATCTTAAAAAAGAAATGCAGGAAGAGTTTTTCCCAGGATTTACCGAAGCTGTAACTGGACTTGCAAATGTATATATTCCTCTTCTTCGTCCTTCATTAAAAAATTTAGCGGGAGAGCTAGGGGGCATTGCAAAAAAGTTTAAAGATGTCTTTACTACTCCTGAAAAACAAGCAGAAATAAAGAAAATCTTCGATGATATGGTAATCATCGTTGGAAATCTTGGGGATGCTTTTATTGATGTATCTTCTGCTTTTGTAACACTACAAGCAGCGTTTTCACCATATGTTGTTGAATTTTCAGAATTTGTTAAGAAAAAAGCAGAAGCATTTAAACAATCTATAGAAGAGAAAAAAGCAAATGGTGAGTTGGAAGAGTCATTTAAAAAGGGAACAGATGTACTAAGGGATCTTTCTGCAGCTTTTGGAAACGCCTTTTCAGCTTTAATGAACTTTGTATCTGCTGCAACTGGACCAGGCAGCGGTGGTCAAATTTTCTTAGATTGGTTAAAAGAAACTACAGCTAAATGGGAAGCATTTACTGCAGGAGGAGACGAAAATGCTCCTTTAGTTAAAACA